CATAGTTCCTTTCTGTTAGTTGTTATTATTAATTCCCCAAAGTTTACTAATTAATTGTGTCTGTTCTGTGGCTAAATCTTTATAATAAAAATAATGATTTAGGTCTGGTGGCTCACACATTAACGCAAGTTCAGACAGATTACCTTTACAGAACATTATCATTCTCTCCCACAATAAAATCTTTTCTACCATTTTAAAGTAAAGAAACTCCAGATGATCGGTACGCATTAACTCGTGTTTGTCGTCAAAGATAATGTGTTCTTTATCATTAGTGTAAACCAAAAAAGGTTTCTTCTTTGCACACATATAGTAAAAAGCAGTTTGAGTTAAATTTTCTATTGTTGGCTCAATGGGTAATGCTTGACTACTCATAGACCATTCTTCTTTGTTCTTAATTTTTCTAATGTTTGGTGGCTTCGTCTTTAACTCTATTATACTATCATCAGTTTCATAATCTATCTTACCTAAAATTTCCTTAATCATTGTCATTTCTTTTTTTCTAACGTGTCGTTCACATTCTAAATCTTTCTTACCGGTAATATCTTGCACAACTTTTTTTGTAACTCCGATGCAATCGTGAGCAAAGTCTATCATCTTTTCTTTTGCGTAAGCATCCTTGTCATCTACTGGTGGTTTTTGATTTATGTATGTTAGTTCTTTTTCAAACGAAACTTTATAATCTCTATCCCAATCTGTAATAGCTTTATTTTCTTGTCGCCAAATTTTATTTCCTATTAATCTTTGGACAGTATTGTTGACTAAATTTCCAAAATTAGCTTTGTATCTAAATGCAAATGTTCTTCTAATCTCTTGTGAGAAAGTATAGTTAATTAAATTTTTAGCAAAAGGTGTAGAGGTAGATGAGTAAGACCAATGGTCCAATCCTTTACCACCATTAAATATAGAAAATGCTTTTATTATATCTTTTCTTTGCATAGTTGTTTTAATTGTTTGTATACATAGTTTTCCACTATGTCTATATAAATCTTTTTACTTGAATTGTGGATAAATATACCTTATTGGTTATTAATAATAACAAATCAAAAAGGAAACAACTATGAAACTATCCGAGTGGATGAAAAAAAATAAGTTAAGCTGCGGTCAGACAGCTCAAAAGTTTGGCATCATCAATATAAATCCAAGCACAAACGTATGGCGATACAAGGAAGGTCAGAGAATACCCAGAAAAGGCGAGATGAAAAAAATATATTTTGGTACAGATAAACAAGTGCAACCGAATGATTTTTATGACTTCATCTAAACCTAAATTTAAATACAAAAGAGTTAAAATTATTTGGCAAGATATTGTCACTAACCCAGAATGGTTTGAAGATTTAACTGATGTTGATAGATTAAGTTATAGTTGGTGTGAAGATACCGGCTATCTTTATTACAAAGATAAAAAGATGTTAAAAATATTCACATCTTATTCTTATGACGGAGATAAACTCACAATCGGCACAGTAACCACATTTCCAAGATCAGTAGTAAAAAAAATAGAGGTATTAAAATGACAGATACAGATATGTTTGTAGATTATGAGGGTAAGATTAAATTATTAAAAAAGAAATTAAGAATGTCTAAAAATATTTCTTGTGATTTAGAGGTTATTATTGAATCACAAAAGAAAGAGATAGATACATTAAAACAAATCATCGGCATACAAGAGTTGCAAATGGACACTAAAACTAAATCAAGAACAGATAAAATATTTCAATTAAAATCTATACTTATGAAGTGTAGAGAAAAAGGTAAGTTTGAATTAGCTATGAAACTTATAGATAAATATAAAATTAATAAAGAAACATTACAAGAAAGCTATTACGATTAATGTCATACCACCCATTACCTTACCAATGTACTATAAGACCTAGTTGGATAGAGGGTCTAGGTTTGTTTGCTGTAAGAGAAATTAGAAAAGATACAACACTAGGCATATCTCATATTGAAGTTGAAGATACTTTGTACAGATTGCCTTTAGGTGCTTTTATTAATCACTCTGAACAATCTAATTGTGTTAGAATACAAGAGGGTAATAAATGGTATTTAAAAACAACAAAAGATATTATGCCAAATCAAGAATTAACACTAACTTATAGTTTATATAATCCAGAATGAAATGTTTTTACTGTAATAAAAAAGTAAGATGGAATAACGATTACGATACAGAAGATACTTACCCAGATTCAGAACACAATATAGTTAGTATGTATCAATGCGATAGTTGTGATGCTTGGTATGAAGTTTTCCATCAAAAAAAAGATAAAGAATGAGATTTGCTAAATATTTCGACAAAGACCTATACTCAAAATGGCATCGTCTTTGGGATGGTATCGCTATGGTCGATATTGATGCGGTAGAAATTTGTAAGAATAAAGGTTGCTGGAAACCCATTGCTATAATCGAGCATTTATATGATGTTGGCTCTGATAAAAAGAAATACACCAACATAGTAGAACAGATAGGTAAAGGTCTAAATATACCCGTTTATTTGGTCTATTATAAAGATGTGGCAGATGATACTCTGTCGTTCCGAGTTGCTCAAAAATACCCCATCTCTGGTCCATTAAAAGCTATGTCTGAGCAGGAGTGGGTAGGTACTTTGTTTCATCTACAAGCAGAGCATCAGAAAGTTTGTAAATACAGAAAATAAGGCAATGCAAAAATATTTACCGCACATTCGAATACCATTTAAACTCTTTGATGATGATAGGATAAAAAAGATACCAGAGGAATACCGATCATCTTCATTGCTAATCCTCATAGCACTATTGAAGTTTGTTAATTCTAATTCTGGTCAATGCTATCCCAGACAAGCCACTATATCTAGTATGGTTTGCCTATCTCGATCTACTATATATAGATGTACTGAATTGCTGCAAGAGGTTGGTATTTTAAAAAAGAAACGACTTAAATCTACTTTGCTTTATATGATTAACCCCACATACATTGTTAATAAGAAAATAGATGTGTCTTCAAAAGACTATGACGTGTCAAGAAAACACATACCACGATTTATGATGACTGACATTAATAAGACTATAATACAAGAACCATCTTATATTACTAACATTATAAAAGAGGTTGCAGATAAAGGTGGAGATAAAAACCTTATTATAGATAAATTGTCCACTCTCCCCCGAAGTACCTTAATTAAAGCAGTTGAAGAAAAGGATAACCCTTATTACTGTCAGTTGGCTCTTAATGAACAAGATAGAAAAGGCAAAGGTGCGTTGGTGGATTTACCTAAAAATATAATCAGTAATATGAGAAAGAAATCACATTTTGGGTACCAACAAAAGGTAAGCAAGACTAAACGAGATTATGACCGGAAGATTAAGTCAAAAGATTTATTGCGAGGCGATAGCAAAGACTAGTGGTAAGAGATGTAGAGCCAAAGGTTATTTTACACCTACTACAAAACGATACCTTTGCAGATTCCATGGTTGCTCTCAATCTGTGGATAGTAAAACAAGAAAATACAAAGGACTTTTTAAGAATACTAATATAAGTATAGATTCAAAGATTAAACGATTAAAAAATTTAAAGAATTTTAAAGATAAAACTTATGACCAAATCAAAGAGTATATCCAAAGCGAAGAGCAAAAATCTAGTGCTTTCGGATATAGAACAAAATACTATTCTCGAAGATATTTACAATGGAAAAACAACAAATATCGTAATCAAAGACACCTTAAAGACCAACTTGAAAACTTTTTACAAGTACTTAGAAACAAATCCAAAATTCAAAGCTGAGTTTAACAAAGCACAGGAAGTAGGCATTAAAACTTTAGTAGAGAAGATGTTAGAAATATTTGATACTGAGCATATGGACTTATCTCCCAATGAACTACTATTTATAAGAGAGAAAAAAGATTGGCTTAAATTTTTAGCACCTAGACTTAGCTCTCTATTTACTGAACGACAGAAAATTGATGTTAAATCTGATAGCGTTGTTAAAATTAGTTGGGAAAGTGAGCCAGAACTTATTGATGTAAGTACTGATATAACTGACGTAGCAGA